TGGTGCTCGACCGCGTTACGCCAGGCGGCTAACCGGTGGCTTACGCGCCGCCACTATGGAATCTGGCAGACTTCCAGTCTGACGGCGTTGTCTACGCGCCGCCCGGGTGGTTCAATGCCAACTTCTGGCCAGGCCTCCCGCCAATCATCACCTATCCGCCGACCTATGGCGGCACGACTGGCGCCGGGACCGCGGCTGCTGTCTGGTCAGCCGTCGTCACGATTGCCGGCGTCGACGTCTCCGCACGCATCGTCGGAGACATCCGCGTAGAGGCGAGCGAAGGCGCCGCCCGTATTGCTGAGCTGACTATACGCCCGGCCAACGGAACCGGGTTTGCAATCTCCGACTGGTCCGGGAAGGCGATCACGATTGACGTCGTCGACATGTCCACCGGCGTCGCGACGGATTCCCGCCGGCTGTTCACCGGCATCATCGATACCCCAACGCTAGATCTCAATCTTCGAACCATCGGCCTGCTTGCCACCGACAACCTGCAAAACCAGATCGAGGCCCTATCGGCGCAGTCAATCGATACCCTGGTCCCAGGCGGCTATCACTCGCCCGTGATATTCGACCCGGCAGCCCGCGGATGGTCGCGCGCTCAAGATCGGCTTGCCACCGTCCCGGCATCGCTCGACCTAAGCCCGACAAACGCTTTCCGCCTGTCCGACTGGGCGCCGCGCGCCTCGCCGAACATCAGCTTTACGGCAGACCACATTCTGGACGGATCGCTGCAGGCCTCGCAATCCAGCCGGCATCAGCTCATCAACCGCGTTGACATCGACTTCGCCTATCGCTTCCCGCGCGTCAAGGCAGAAGGGTACGCATTTGGCGAAACGTATGTGAACCTTGGCAACATCAGCGCGCACGCGCAGGCCGGCAACTGGTGGCTGACGCGCGCGGCCGTTGAAGCTGCCATTGGCGCCGCCGGCGGCGCCATTGTCTCAATCACCTATACCGATTTGCCGGCTTTTCCAGTTGGCAGCTGGCAGCCAGGGCCGTCAGACTACCTGCTGTGCATGGGCTATACCGCTCTTGTGAGCTTTGAATACACGCAGACAATCCAGGAAAATCACGCAATCACCGTCACTGCGCCTAATAGCATCGCCGCAGTTGGAACGCTGCGCGACAGGATGACCGGAGGGCTTGAGGGCGAGTATCCGCCCGTCGAGGCGGTCGAGCACTCCATGCTGCTCTATGCCAAGTCGGTATCTTCAATCCCGCCGAAGGACCGCGCGATTGTCGCCGCAGGATTTACAACGAGTGCCGACGTCACCCTGACGCCAGACACAAACCGCGATGCAGCAGACGCCGCGATGGAGACCCTGATTGCTGTCGCGAAAACGAGGATATGGGCCAGCCATCGGCGGAATACGGTATCGGCAGCCGTCGCGCTCAATCCTGACGTCGACCTGCCGCAAACAATCGAAATCGATACCGGACAGCTGCGCGCCCGCGGCAAATGCAAAAGCGTGACGCATACCCTGTCGCCAGAGTCCGGGGAAGCCATCACGAGCTTCTCGCTTGCGATTTGCTCTGTAGCCGGAACCGGAATTGCCCACCCTGAAACTCCGACCGCCGCCCCGGCAGGATCGGCGCCCGCTACCACCGCGCTCTCCGAGGTGCCGACGTCCGATTTCAATTACGGGCCGGCAGAAGACCACATTCTGACCGTGACATTCCCGGAAGTCGCAGCGATCGAGCGCGACAAGCTCGACATTCCGCTGAACAGCAGCTACTCCGCGCCGATCACGGAAGACATTCTGGAGATTACGCTATGAGCCAGCCACAGAACACGCCGCAGCCGGCAGGTGCCGACATCGTGCAGTCACTCGACGACCTAGGCACGGCTGCCGGCCTCAGCACGCTGCGCAACAGGATTCTGAAAGACCCCCCGGGCGTGCCGCCGATCCCCGCCCGGGTGGGGAAATCGCTTTCGACCGGGCAGCCCGCGCCATGAGCGAAGCCGAAGACATCGCCAGGTCGCGCGACTTCCTGCGCCAAGGAGTCGGCACCACCACGCGCCGGAATCGCGTTTTGCCTGCAGCTCGCCTGCCGTCGCCAATTCCGGCCAGAGTCGGAACCGCTGGCCCGCGCGAAGAAGAAGGAACCTACGTCGAGGTCGACTACGCGCTGCGCGTGCTCTCCGGGCAAAACGCGACGACGTACCATTACGAGATGTTGAACACCCCGCTAGACGGCAACATGCGGCTTTACTTGCAGCCGCGACCGCTCGACACGCCCGCGGGCGACGCCAACTACTACGCCTCGGCCGTGAAGCTGACCACCACCGACGGCCTGCTGAAAACCGACTACCAACTGAAGCTGAAGACCGCCATCATCCGCCCGGCGTCCGGGGACGATAAGCTGATCGGAATTGGCGCCGCCCCTGTAACTGGCTGGTTTGCCGAGTTCGACCTGGTGCGCGGACCGACCGGCGTCCACGCGCTCGTAAAAAAGGCAAAGAAGGTCGACATGCTGGTCGACGGCACGCCGGAAACGCTCACGCTAAAGCCGCCGCCATATACCAAGCCGGCCGGCAATGGGTTGTGTGTGCTTGACGAGATTCTGAAACTTGGCGACCCATGGCATGGGCTGATTCAAGGCGGGACGGTGCGATTGCCAGGCGGCAAGACTCGCCCCGTAGCGCGCCCTGGTATCGGTGTCGGCGTCGTCTATCCGCTGATCCCCTACGGCGTCACGCCGGCCGCAACCGCCGACGCAGCAGACGTCGCAGCCGGGCGCACGTGGCTCAATTACGGGCTGCTGGCCGGCGCCTGCTTGTATGAGCAATCGATTGCTTCAGCCTTTCCGTGCTGGGTCTACATCGCTCCTGACAATTCGACATGGAGAGTTTCATACGCCCACGTATTCATCGCAGGCGTCTGGAAATTGCAGTTGCAGTTCTACCCGCTCCGGCGCGTTTTCCTGACGGCAGACAAATGGGGAGGGCTCGCGCAGACAATTGAGGTGGCAGTCAATCCGGCGCCATGGTCATACACACAGGGGCTACTGTACGACCTCGACAGCAAGGGAGCTCAAGCCATTTTTGTCAACAACCCGTACCCGCATCAGCGCGTAACCGGCGCCGCGTACCTGAACATCCAAGGCATACCTCCTGCTGCCACTGCAACATATACCCTGGTGATCGACGCAGCCTCGCCAGGCTCGCTGTACTCGCCTGACGTCGTTGGCGACTACTCCGATATGGTCGCGTGGAATACGGTCTATGAGACCTTCCGCGTGGAGCAAGACCAAAACGGGAACGACATCAAGGTCGACGTCAATTACGTGGTGGTCGACCACACTACGGGCGACTTCACCATCCCGACATGGCCGGGCGCGCCGACACCGTTTTTCTACGTCTACTGGTACGCTTTCACCTCTGAGGGGATTTCGAGAAACGCAACCGTCGTTGGATACGCTTTTGACGCTGCTGATGCACTACAGACTGTCTGGCTACGGATCGACACCAACACCAATTACACCGAAACGCGCGACGGCGACCCGTGGGACTATTTCTTGCAGCCAAAGACAACGACCCCGGCAGGTGGCGGCTACGTCGAGTATTTGCCGCGCATTGGCCAGCTATCAGGACCGGGGGCAAAATGGGATTTTGACGGCGCCGACCTTGGGACGATTCAGGCGAACGCTTACGGCGATTTTTTGAGTTTCGGATCAGGAGGAAACGCAGTCACAGCAGTCAGGTACTCGAATCGCGTCTACGGCTTATCGCTGGCAGACGGAGCGAACAATTCTGCATGGTGGCGCCCTCCGATGTCCCCTGATGTCGTGTCGGCATATCCGGCAGACCTGCACGTGCAAGCCAAGCCGTTCGGCACTTATCAGCCAATTACAAAACTGTTCGCCTGGGAAACCGGCTTTGTAAACTTTGTCTGAGCCCTTTGTAAACTTTGTCTGAGCCAATGACACCTCTTGAACTGGAACTGATCCGCCTCGCCGCGCCAATCGCCTCGTCAATTCTCGCGATCGGATCGGGCCTCGCCATCGCGGCGATCAAATGGTACTGGGGCTCGGTCGTCAAGCGGATGGACTCCATAGCATCGGCCGTCTCGTCTGTGGAGGTCCGCCTGGGCTCGATCGAACACGAGATGAGGCAGCAGATCGCGGAGATCCGCAACCAGACGCAGCACCGGGATGATGTGATGGCCGGGAATGTCGCGGCGCGCCTGGAGCGTATAGAGGGAATCTGCGAGACTCAACACGGCATTCAGCCGCTACGCCGGCGCGAGGACAGCAAAGGGTCGGCGAGCTGGCTTCAGTCGTCTGACATCACCGGCTGCTCGAGAAAATGAAGCCATGCGCCACGCTCGCAGACTGCTGAATTGCTGGGTTGTCGCGATGTGGTTTTGGGGCCGCTCGTGGTGCGCGTACCCGGTCGCGATCCGGCGTAGTCATGCTTTCGCGCTCGTGCCGCATTTCGTTGCCACCATGCCGGGCCGCTGGCGGCATTTCTTCGCGGTCGAGTACCTCCCGCCGAGGCGCCGGCGCTGGACGCTTGACGACTTCGTGCTGTTGTTTCGCGGGCGCTACAGGGTCACGGAATACCGGGCAGAGAGGGTGCGGTGGTTTGAGGATCGGGCTGCAGCGGTGGCTTGGATGGAGTTGGCGCGTAGGAAGTGAAAAGCCGCCCGGAGGCGGCTGGTTTTCAATCGGCTGGAGCTACTGCCTGGCGCGTAGCGCCTCGATAACTTGGCGTAGCAGACCGTCGCACACTTCGTCGGCATACGATGTGTTGCTGTCTATTTCCGGGTCGAGAAAGCTTTCGACCACTTTCACGCACGCTTTGCGCTCGGCAAAGACTTCGGATTCAATCCTGCGGAGCTCAGAACGCAGCCATCCCGTCCGCCCTCGCCGCCGCCACTCTGCAGCCTCGGCCGGCGTTAGGTTGGCCACGATGCGGACTGAGGCCACTTCTGCCGGTGGCTTTGGCTTGGCGCCCGAGTTGGGGCGGTAGCCGCCGCGTTTAGTGGTCATGGCAATTTTCCTTTTGGGCCCGCCCACACTCCTGACCGGACCTTGTTGATCTGCCAATCTCCGCGCCACCAGACGTATGCGCGGAAGGCCATACCGCAGCGCAGAACTCTTGATTCTCTGTCGCGCTGGTCGATTCTAACGTTCATCTCGTTATCCTGTCTGTTGCGCTGGCCCCTTTGGGGGCCAGGGTGGTTGGTCTTTTATTCGGCAACCTCATATCCAGATTTGATCAGGATTGATGCTTCTCGATTTGTTGCGGGCAGCCAATAGCGTCCGTCATCGCCAAGCAGCACCGGAACCCAGTAAACGCGCCGGTCTGATGCGCTTTGTGCGCTTGCGAGGGTGTTGTAGCGCATTGTTGTCTGAAGCGCTTGCTGTGTTCTTTTGGTCATCTCGTTCCCCTGTGTTTGTTAATCCAATGACTACATTGTACAGTATAACCAAAGGAAGTCAACACTTATTTGAGCTTTCCAGACAAATCTTCAGCGCTCGGATTGTAGTAAACCAACAACATCCGCAGGTCACGATGCCCGACAATCCGGGCCAGCTCCAGCACATCGAACACCTTCGCCAGCCGCGTGATTGCCTCGTGCCTGGCGTCGTGAAACGTCAAATCCTCTACCCCTGCCTTCGTCCTTGCCTTCCGGAACAGCGCGTCAAGGCTGGCCGTGCTGATGCCGAACACGCTCGCCCCGTCCCGCACGCTGGCCATTTCTTCATCTTCTGTAAGGTCGGCATACGCTGGGTGGTCTCGAAGCCTGTCGCGCAGCTCGATCAAAGAGTCGCGCATCATCCGGCAGTTGGCAGCGTCTTTCTCCATCTCCAAGTCAATCGGGACGAACTTGTGCCCGCAATCAGCGCACGCCCAAAGGCCTGAAGGCTCGCCAGTGTCCTCAAAACTAAACGTCGTGATTCTTTGGTGCTTGCAGTTGTCGATCATGGCCTTTCCCTCTGCTCCTCAACCCCGTGCGCCTTGTTGTACTCAGCCTCGTAGGCGTCCGCCGCGGCATCAAGGCTGCCTTGGTTTATGTGCAGACATGACATCGGGTGCGGCTGCTCTTGCTCGTGCTTTCTCTGGTCGGCAATGTGCTTTATCCAATCGGTATCGCTCCAGCCAACAGGCGTTGGCGTTCTCTCGCTTACGTCTTCCCATTTCATGACTTTTCCCTCTGCCCCTCAATCCACTCGATCACATCAGCGGCTTTGTACCGAGGATGCCCTTTGCCGCCGATCCTGATCGCCCGCGGGAAGCCAGGCAGGCACGAGTACCGCTCGCTTACCTGTCGAGGCTCGCACTTGAGATAGGCGGCGATTTCGGCATTGCTCCACAAATCGACGGCCAGAGGTATCCGGCGCGGCATGTGTCGGGCGATGGCCTCGGCGAGCTGGTCGATCAGGTCGGCTGGGATTGTCTGGCCGGTCATTTGATTGCCTCATTCACAGACGACCGCAACCATGCCGGCCAGTTTTTAGAGATGATCCGGTGCTCTGCAACACCAAGCAAATGCCGCATTTCCTCCAGCCTTTCCGCCGCCTCCAGAATCGCCGCATTGGCCACCCTGTCCGGGCTCTCGATGTCGCGGGCCAGCGCTCGCATCGCGGCGATTAGGGTGGACGTGCTGGTGCGTGGTGTGGTCATAGCATCACGTGCCGGGTGACGCTGCCGCGCACAGCGGTCAATAACAGCCTCAATCAGCACTGCGTACCGGTTAGTTGGGTCGCCATCGAACAGCGGCATGTAGCCGCGGTGCCAGTCAAGCCCGCATTCCTTCACCAAGTCGCGCATCTGTTCGTCAGTCATGTATTCGATTTTCATGCGCTTTCCTTCTCGGGCGTCAGCAGCGTCTGCGTGATCCACGTCAGCAGCTCCCACCGAGACGGCAGCAGGTGCGTGCAGCGGGAATTGGACAGCCGGCCTTCGCCCCATTCGATCACGGTGTAATACTCGCGAGACAGCCCATAGATCGGCGGCGTGATGGTAAAGCGCACTCCGCGAGCGTCGAACAGGCAAATCTCGTCCACGGCGTCGCGCGCCATGGCGAACATGCCGACCGGCACAGTTTTGAGCATCTGCTGGATGGTTGCGGCGAGCTCGGCTTTTTCGGGCCAGGTCATTGCTTGCCGGCCCACTTCGCCAGCAGTTCTTCGATGGCGCACAGAACCTCGTCGAGCTGCCAATAGTACATTCCGGAGCACTGCAGCCTGATCAGCTCCAGGCGGTCGGCAATGCGGCGCGACTCTTCGGTTTGCTTCGCCTCCTGCTCTGCCTCAACGCGCTCGCGCTCGGCCCGCTCGGCCGCTTCCTTTGCGTCCTTCTCTGCCTGGATGGCGCGCTGCTGCTCGGCGATCTCGGCCTCCTTCGCGGCCAGTTCGGCCCGCGCTTTTGCTGCCGCTTCCCGCTCGATGCGCAGCTCCTCGGCGGCGATCCGGTCGCGCTCGGCCTGGATGCGCTCCTGCTCGGCCTTCGCTGCAGCCGCCTCAATCCGGCGTTGCTCCTCGGCGGCTTCCTGCTGCTTGCGCAGTTCCGCAAGCTCTGCGGCGTGGGCTGCGGCTGCGGCTTCTGCGGCGAGTATTGCGGCTTCGGCTTCGGCCTTGATGCGTGCGGCCTCTTCCTCTGCGGCGATCTTCGCGTCTACGATGGATGCGACGGCAGCGCGTGCGTCTTGCAGAACGCCGAGTGCCTTTTCCTTGTACTCGCCGAAGCTATCGCCTATGCTGAACCCGGCCAGCTCAGAGAACAGACCTTTAGCGCGTTCGAGATTGGCAGTAGCCGCCATTCCAGGGTAGTCGCGCAGAATCTGAATGCGCGCCAGAATCCCGTCAATGCGCGCCTTCTCCTTCCGTTCGGCCTCTTCCCGGATGCGCGCCTGCTCTGCGTCCCATGCGTCGCGCAGCCCTTTCAGCCGGGCTTCCTCTGCCTCAACGATGCCGATCAGCCGGCGCTCCTCGGCAATGACCGCTTTGCTGAATGCGTTGGCGTCGTCGCGGGCCGTCTTTCCTGCCGAGACAATCGCCGTGCGGGCCTTGGTGATGGCCATCGCGGCTTTGTGGCATTCCTCGCGGCCGGCGCGATTGGTCACTGAGGTAATGCCGACGGTGCCGGCAAGCAGCTCGCGCAGATGCGCCTCGGCGGCGGTGGATTGCAGAGCGATGGCTGCGCGTGCTGGGATGGTTAGTGCGGTGGATTCCATTCGGTTTTCTCCGGTCAAAGTATGTCGTCGTGTTTTTCTGCATCGGCAGCCTTGGCCACCTTCGACCATCCGCCGTGCAAATGCCTGATGCTCGCTTTCTGGTCCGCGTCGAGATTTCCAAGCCACGCCGAGTACATCTCGACGCCATCGCTTGCCGCGGCATTGCCGGCAGACACAAGGCCAGCGTCAGGTGTTGGCGTGGCGTCTGCCGGCGCAGGTTTGGCTGGCGTTTCGACGGCCAGCGGCTTGACGGTGTACGCCTTCTTTGTCCCTCTCGTCGCTGTCAGAGCCATGACGAGATCCTTGCTGATGTGCGACATGGCGCCGATCCTGATACCTCCGACAGCGGAGCCACCGAAGCGCACGGACTCATCAAGGTAGAGAGTGAGCGAGCGGCCGGCATACTTTGCACCGTCTGCGCCCCAGGCCTTGACGAGTACCCGGCGCATGGATTTACACGGCTTCCATGGCTTTCCTTCGTCGTTTTGAAAGCTGATGGCGACAGGCTGATCCTCGGCAACCAGCTTGACGCCGGTAATCGTGATCGTGCGCGGGCCGCCGATCAGGTCGTCTGCGTTGAGTTGATCGCTTTTCGGGGCGATGGTTTTCGACAGGTCTAGCATGTGATTTCCTCCTGGATTGTCCTGACTGTGGTGATCACGACCGGCTGCCGATCGAGCCAAGCCGCGTATTTCTCCTGCGCTATTTGCAGCCGATACTCAAAACCAATCGCCGCTGCGATGATGGCTTCCTGATAGCGCGCATCCGGAAAAACGCGCTTGATGAACATCGGCAGGCCGGCGCAGTACGAGACAAAATCCAGCCACTCGCGTCCGGTCACGAGCAAACCCGTCTGGATTTGCAGCATGTATTCCTCGGGCACTCTGTCTGCCAGGATCGTTTCGACTTGGAATTTCTGCCGGCGAGACTTGCACTCGATCAGGCCGTCGTCGTCGACAAGGCCGTCTGGCGAGTAGCCGATAACGAAGCCTAGGTCGTCGTTCGTCACGAACCCGCACTCAGTGACCGGCGCGAAGTTTTCGGCGTATCTGATGCGCGCCTCGATTTCGTCTTCGTGGCCGCGCAACATGTCGTCGCTGATGTAGCGCGGCTCGGTGTAGCCGGTGATACGCTGTCCGAGAAGCTCGAACAGGTGCGCGCGCTCCTTGTCGTTGCTGGCCGGCTTGAGCGTCGGCGTGACGATCAGTTTCATTTCGCTGGCCGTCAGGATGCCGCAGCGCAGCGCGTGCCACTCTTCGCTGCCCTGCTCAATGTCGTGGTGGTAGCTGATCATGCGAGAGCCTCTTCGAGCGTCGCCTGCGCCTCTTCAAGCGCCTGCCTCCGCTTGCGGAAATCGCCCTTGCTGTGGGCAATCTCGGCAATCGCGAGCCATTCGCGGATTTCGGCGAACGTCTCAGGCGTCGCGTCGTCGTCGTCATCCGGAGTCCGCGGGTCGTGCGGATGGCCGGCGAATTGCGGCATGAGGTCGCCGGGGCCTGGGCATCGCGACTGGTTCATTGCAATTCCTCCAGCTTTTCAAGATCGGCGAGCAAGCGCGCTTTTTTGGCGGCAATCCATTCAACGTCGATAGTCACTTCAGCGCCGCTCAATGCCTGTTCTGCGTCTTTTGCATCAACCCATCCTTGATCCTCTTTGCAGCCGATGTCTCCGTTAGACAGGAGCATGACGTGATCACCGACCTCAAAAGTCCCGTCGTTGCTTGGCTTTGTAACGACGTACCAGGCTCCGATCTTCACAGCCAGCCACCAATCATGTCGGCGAACAGCCAGACGAAGACGATCGCGGTTAAGAACAGCGCCGCCTTGTCGCCGCTGGTCGGGCCGTCGACCGGCGCTACGATCTGGCGCCATTGCGCGTCGGTCAGCTTGATGCTGCGGATAGTCTTCATTGTTTAAATCCACTCTTCGGCGTACAGCACAGACTCGCCTTCCTTGGTCAGGCGCGCCCGTCCACGTCCTTCGCCAGTTGCTTCATGCTCCACAAGCTCGGCGGGCATTTTTTGCACAAGCGGATAAACTGCCGCGCTGACCGGAGCCCATCCGTCCGGTTGCTCGCCTTCTTTCGCGATCAGGCGGAGAAAGTGCTTTTGCCCGCCGTCGAGTTTTTGTGCCATGTCGATCTCCTGTTGGTTGTCGGTTGCCCGTCTCTCCGGGCTGTCACGGTGGTTGCTACACGCATATCCCCTCGCTTGCCGCGCGGCTTGAGGGCTTGACCTTCCTGCGCTCCTGGATCACCGTTTCCGATCAGTTCTTTGGTGCTGAAATTCGTTGCCGGTATCTGCCGGCTTTCGCGGTTCTTTCGTCTGTGTCCGTTACGCCAGTCCGTTGTGGCCGCTGGTCGCCAATCGGTATCAGCGCAGCTCTCGAGATTTCCCGCCTCGTCGCCATTCCTTTAGTTGCGCCTCGCATCCCCGGCGTACAGGTGCTGCGCTGATTGTTGATGCGCCTCGTCCTTGATCGGCTAGTCGTTGTTCCGGCCCGTGCCGTCAGTGCAATCTTTCATGCCTGAGTCTTTCGCCAGTGGCTATCGGCTCAACCAAGGTGCGCGTCGAAGCGCATCAACAATCTCGACTCGGCAAGCAGGCTGGCTCATAGTCAGGGCCTGCCTTGTGTTCGGCGGGGCTGTACAAAAACTTTCCGCCGTACCCGACCGTTTCAGGGGTGATGCACTTGCGAGTCGATGGGGTGCACTCTATATGCGCGTTTTGCTGTTGTCAATAGGGAATCTAATAATAATTTGCGTATTGACAACCGTGAAACTAGCCGGTACGATTCGCAGCTATGAACAACGTTAGACACATCCGGCAGACTCTAGGTCTGTCACAAGACGCACTCGCTGAAGCCCTTGGTATGACTCAAGGCAGCGTGTCGCAGTACGAGCTTGGTAGTGACATTCCCCCAAGAGTGGCTCGCAAGCTGATTGATGTTGCGGCCGTCCGAGGCATTGAGATTTCCTTCGACGACATTTACACATCGGAAGCCGCATGAGCACCGGACACAACGCGCCAGGCGTGCCGACCGTCTTCGCGCTGGTCGTGACCATCCTTCTGCTGACCTTGGCGCTGTCGCTATGATCTCCTCCTCCCGCGCTGCCACCTCCCACCAAAGCGCGGGTTTCGCTGGCCCTTCGGGGCCGGCTTTTTTTTTCGCCTGAAAGCGACAAAATGGAATTTCAAATCCCGTACACCACCGATGCCGAGCGCGCAACTGCAACCGGGCCGGTTGATTTCGACAAGCTGGGCGAAGTGATCGATGGCTATGAGCCGGACTGGCGGCCGATCCGCGCTGGCGAGGACGTTGGCCACCTGACGGCAAGCCTGGAGGCGAGCGAGGCGCTCATCAAGCGGATGGAAGCTCAACTTCGCTTTCAGCACGAGGTGCTGGCAGAGATTCACGAGCTGACCGGCGCCGAATCGAAGCACCCACTGACCGACCGCGACCTGATCAGGGTCAAGGCTCAAGTTGCGCTCAGGCAGGCGGCAAAGTCCGGGCTGCTGACGTGAAGCCGCCACGCTACATGCGCTCGCTTCCGCAGTTGCTGAGAAGCCGCAGCGCCGAATTCTGGCCGGTGTTGCGCAGCCTGGCTGCCGAGGAACTAGAGCGGATGGCGGGCGAAAACTGCCGGCTTCGGGAAAAACTCAGGAGGAAAAAGAAGTGACACCGGAACAGCAACGCGCGGCCCATCCGCTGATCAGCACATCGCCGCAGTATGGGCGCTACCTCGCAGCCAAGACGGCCCGCGACATCGTGCAGCGCATCCTCTCGCCGATGACCGCGGCCGTCTCAGGCTATCGTGACGAGCTGAACCGCCAGCTCGACGCCGGCGCTGTGTATCTCGGTCCGGGACGCTGACACATGCCAGCGACCGTCAAAATCCACTGGACAGAGGCAGAGGACGCTCACCTGCTGACTCTGCGCGCTCAGGGCTACACCAACCAGCAGATTGCCGATTCAGTCGGCAGGCCGCGAACGACCATCGGTCACAGGCTCGTGGCACTCAAGGCGCAGCATTCTCCGGAGAAGCTGGCAGAGCTTCGAACCAATCACGAAAAGCGCCCGCATGGGCCAGCCCCGGCGGCCAACGTTGCCGTCATGTCACCTCGAGGCGATGCGTTTTGGACCGACGAGATGGACGAGCGAATCGCGTCGTTACGCTCCAGCGGGCTTTCATATCGCGCGATCGGCGATGCCATCGGCCGGCATGAGTCGACGGTATGGGATCGGCTTATGTTGCTCCTGCAGCGCAAACAAGGCTTGGCCGTCAATCCAGGGCCGACCGACAGGAAGACATCAGGACGGGCCGACTTCATGCGGCGCCCGTGCGGCCCGACTCCAGCAAAGCCAGACGCCTCACCGCATCCTCGCGAGCCTGCGTGGCGTCGGTGCCTTGGCGATGAGTGCGGCCGGGTTTTTTGGTCGCAGTCTGCTGGAGTCCGTATCTGCCCTCGGTGCAAAGGCGCAGGAAACGAGACAGTGCGCAGCGGTACAGGCGAATTCTGCTTACACCTGTGATGGTAAAGCCAACCAAATATCGCGCGAAGAAGCAGGTAGTCGACGGCATCACGTTCGCGTCTCAGGCCGAGGCGCGCCGCTATGGCGAACTGAAGATTCTGCAGCAGGCCGGGAAGGTTTCCGAATTGCAGCTGCAGGTGCCTTTCGTGCTCGCCCCGGCCGTGCTCATCCGTGGCGCCAATCGCAAATCACCTGCGCTGCGGTACGTCGCCGATTTCGTTTTCGTTCGTGACGGCTCGCGAGTCATCGAGGACGTGAAGGGCGCATTGACGCAGGCGTACCGAATCAAGCGGCATTTGATGGCCGTGCAAGGGCTGCACATTACCGAGGTGAAGGCGTGATCGAACTATCGAAAATCCGGATTGACGGCGGCACTCAGCCGCGGGCAGAGCTGAATCAAGCGACCGTCGACGAGTATGCCGAGGCAATCAAGACAGGCGCGCAACTGCCGCCCGTGACGCTGTTCTACGACGGCGCGCATTACTGGCTGGCGGATGGCTTTCACCGCTATTTCGGCGCCAAAGCTGCCGGCCGCACGACGATTCACGAGGACATCACGCCTGGCACTCTGCGCGAGGCGATCCTCTATTCGCTTTCTGCGAACAGCAAGCACGGCTTGAGGCGCAGCAATGCGGACAAGCGCCGAGCGGTGCAGACGTTGCTCGACGACAAGGAGTGGTCGAAGTGGTCGAGCAATGAAATTGCCAAGCGCTGCGCTGTCGGCGTCGACATGGTAATCGCTTTGCGCAATTCCTCACTTTCGGAAACGAAAGTGACAGAGCGCGAAGTCAAGACCAAGCACGGCACGACGACGACCATGAACACGGCGAATATCGGCAAGAAAGCCAGGCCGGCAGAGCCCGAGAAGCCAGCAGAACCACCGCCACCACCCGAACCAGAATACACCCCGCTCGACGCCGCACACGACCAGATCAGCGACCTGCAAGACGCGCTCGCACGGGCTTCTGTCGGCGAGCTGTCGGCGGAAGAGAAGGAAGAAGCCGCTGGGCTCATAGCGCGGCTGCGGGAGGAAGTCCGGGTGCTGAAGGCGACGCTCAAAGCGGTCACTGCATCGCGCGATCACTACCAAGCGGAAAACGGCGAACTGAAGCACCAGATCAGATTGCAGCGGCGCGAGATCGACAAGCTGGCCGGGACGAAAACAGCCTGATTCAAGGCAGCGACGCCGGCCGCTATGTCGGTAGAGGATGAGCATGGAACTGGTACTCAGAGCGCATCAGACAACGATCCTGGACAAACTCCGGCACGGGTTCGCGGCCGGCAATCGCGCGCAAGTGCTCTACGGCCCGTGCGCTTTCGGCAAAACAGAGGTGGCAATCAGCATGATGCACGCGGCGGCACAGAAGGGGCGGCGGTCAGCGATGGTGCTCGATCGGCGCGTCCTCTGCACGCAGACAAGCGCGCGGCTGTGGAAGTACGGAATTGACCACGGCGTGATGATGGCCGGCTCTGATCGGTGGCGCCCGGACCAGCGGATTCAAATCTGCACGGCGCAGACGCTGGAGAAGCGTGAAGGATTCCCGGGCGTCGACCTGCTGATCATTGACGAGGCGCACTGCATCCGCAAGGAAACGGCGGAATTTATCAAGAACAATCCGAGCGTCAAGGTGATCGGCCTGTCCGGATCGCCTTTCACCAAAGGCATGGGCACCGTCTATTCGAGCGTGGAATCTGCCGTGACGATCGATGAGCTTGTCGCTCAGGGCTGGCTGATCGCTCCTCTGGTTTTCATCGCGACCGAGATTGACATGACCGGCGCAAAGAAGGTCGCCGGCGAATGGTCGGCTGCCGAAACTACGAAGCGCGGGATTCAGATCACGGGCGACATCGTGGCCGAATGGGTTACGAAGACGAACGAGATATTCGGCGGGCCGCGCAAGACAATCGTGTTTTGCTCTGGCGTGGCGCACGGGGAAGACCTGTCTCGGAAGTTCGCTGAAGCCGGCTACAACTTCGTTTCGATCAGCTACAAGGATGATGACGATTACAAGGCAGAAGTGCTGGCGGAGTTCGACAAGCCGGATACCGACATCAATGGAATCATCGCGACCGACATTCTCACGAAGGGCTTCGATCAGTCTGACGTGATGATCGGCGTTTCTGCCAGGCCATTCAGCAAGTCATTCTCCAGCCACGTGCAGCAAATCGGCCGCGTCATGCGCACGTTTGAAGGCAAGACGCAGGCGATTTGGCTGGACCACTCCGGCAACTACCTGCGATTCCGTGATCAGTGGGACGACCTGTGCGCCAACGGGGTGAGCGAGCTTGATGACGGCGCAGAGAAGCCAAAGTCGGAACCGTCGCAACTCGAAAAAGAGAAAGCCCGCTGCCCCCGCTGCGGCTCGCTTTGGCCATCGCACTCGGACACTTGCTCGCACTGCGGGCACATGCGGGCGCGGCGATCAGAGGTAATCGAGACGGCGGGCGAGATGCACGAGTTGGTCGGCAACAATGCGAATCGCAAGCACAGCGCGGCGTACAAATCCGAGTTCTACGCGCAGCTGCTCGGGTTCGCTGAGGCGCGCGGGTACAAGCCCGGCTATGCGTTCTTCGCGTACCAAGACAAGTTTGGAGTTCGGCCTTCAATGGCCAAGCCGGCCCCGCAGACACCGAAGTTGGAGGTGATCAACTTCCTGCGATCGAGGCAAATAGCGCGGGCGAAGATGGCGCAGAAGGTGGCGGCATGATTCAAGCGCCTTTCCCATGGTTTGGCGGAAAGTCACGAGCAGCCGATCTGATCTGGCAACGCCTCGGCAACTGCGGCAACTACGTCGAGCCGTTCGCGGGCAGCTTGGCAACCTTGCTCGCAAGACCGCACGCTCCCGGCATTGAGACCGTCAACGACCTGGACGGGTTTATTGCCAATTTCTGGCGAGCTGCCGCACAACAACCGGACAAAGTGGCTCGCCACTGCGATTGGCCTGTGAATGAGTGCGACCTGCACGCGCGGCACCTGTGGCTGTTGGCGCAACGCGATGAGCTTGTCGACAGGCTGCAAGGCGACCCGGACTTCTGCGACGCGAAGATTGCCGGCTGGTGGGTGTGGGGAATCTGCTCTTGGATCGGGGGCGGGTGGTGCTCAGGCAAAGGGCCGTGGGTGGAGCAAGGCGGCAAGATGGTTGATTCTCGCCAGCTCCCGCACCTCAGCGCAAGCCAGGGCGTCAATCGCCAGCTCCCGCACCTCAGCGCAAGCCAGGGCGTCAATCGCCAGCTCCCGCACCTCGGCAATGCCGGAATGGGAGTGAACAGAGAATCAGCGCTTACAGACTACTTCGCCAAACTGGCCCACCGACTGCGTCATGTCCGCGTCTGCTGCGGCGATTGGTCGCGAGTGCTCGGAGATTCGCCGACCGTGAAACTTGCTCCTGTCACTGCAATCGTTCTTGATCCTCCTTACGACACGGAAGCCAACAGGCAAGCAGACCTCTACACGCACGACGCGCAAGGAATATCCGCAGCCGTGCGCGAATGGGCGCTTGATCATGGCGACGACCCGCGCTTGCGTATCGTGCTCTGCGGGTACGACGGCGAGCACGACATGCCTGGATGGTCTGAAGTGCCATGGAAGGCAAAAGGCGGCTACGGCTACCAGGGCGACGGACAAGGTCGAGACAACGCGGCACGGGAACGCTTGTGGTTTTCTCCGCACTGCCTTCCAGTCGTGCCGAGGCAGGCGAGCATGTTTGACGAGGTCGCCGCATGATCTTCGAAGAGTTCGCAGCCGCCCACGGCCTGCTGCTTCGTCACGTGGAATTCGGAAAGTGGGTCCGCGTGCCGACGACAGACAAGCCGACCAAGAAGAACGGCGCTTACAAGCACGCAGGCGACCATGCCCACGTGCAGAATCACGCGACCATGGGCGAGGTTGCTACATGGTTTCCTGACTCGTCAGACGACATCCGCATCGACGCTGATGCCGTCCGCCGTCGCTGCGAGAAAGCCGCGCGAGAGCTGCAGGAAGGGCGCCAGAAGGCCGCAAAACGCGCCGCCGACATGCTGCGCCAGTGCTCGCTTGAACGGCACGCGTACCTGGACGGCAAGGGCTTTCCGGACGAACGCGGCAATGTGCTTGCGCTCGAATCCGGACCGCTGCTGCTGATCCCGATGCGCGTCGCCGGCCGGCTTGTCGGCGTGCAGACGATCACCGCTGACGGCGAGAAGAAGTTTCTCTTCGGCCAGCAGTGCAGCGGCGCGGAATACGTGATCGACAACAAGGGGCGCGATTTCTTCTGCGAGGGGTACGCGACCGGGTTGAGTGTCCGCGCTGCGCTGTCGGCGCTGAAGATGCGCTACCGGGTGCATGTCTGCTTTTCGGCGCACAACCTGGCCAAGCTGGCAGGCGCTTGCGAGGGCGGGATTGTGATCGCGGACAACGATTTGAGCAAAGCAGGCTCGCGGGCTGCAGAGCAGTCTGGCCGGCGTTGGATAATGAGCGACATGCAGGGCGAGGATGCAAACGACTGGCATAGACGCCTCGGGACATTTCGATTCGCTCAGGAGCTGCGGAAGGAATTGGCAAAGATTTGATGCAGCAAACGGCGCCGAGTAGTGAGGGATAACCGCTGAACGGCGGCGCTGGAAGGGCCACAAGAAAGCGACGGGTGGCAGCGTGGGTGGATTTCAGAGCGCGTCGGGAAGTCGGATTTTGCGGACTGTAGCCAGTCTCAAGCCTGCAAAGCAGCAGGCAGCAAATGAGGCAGAAAGTCTGGAATCGCCGCAGCGAGGGGCCGGCTCCGTCGGGCAATCTCGTAAGGTAAACGCCATTCCTTTGGGATGGGTTCGCCTTTCGCTCAGGGCCTCACCATCGGGCAATTGATGCTTTGGGTATACCTAGACAGGAAGGCGGAATATGCAGATTGCAACCAGTCAATTCATTTTGGGCCAATACGTCCGCATCATCGGCCGGCCGGAACTGCTGACAATCGGCGCAATCCGTGATGGCCTTCTGTTCATCGGCGATCGGTGGTGGCCGGCTTGGATGGTGGAGGCGGCATGATTACGAGAAACGACATTGCGGCGGTGACGGCAGGCAGCGACGAAACCTGGGATAACGTGGCGATCGCTCTGGCATCCTACTTTTCGGACCACCTCGATCGGCCAGAAGACGACGAGGAAGGCGAAGACGGGTGGGGCGTATGGGTGATCGAGCAGACGAACATCACGCTAGACGCGATTGCCGCGAAGTGCAACGAGGCGGCAGCATGAAGTTCTCCGCATGGAAGACGAGCCACAAAGCGCCGGACATCACCGAGGCGCATCACTGGCGGCAGAGCAAGCTGATCCGGAATCACTCGGTCAGCCTGTGTTGGTTGGTGGCGCATGACAAGTCGCTGGTGGCTGCAAACGAAACGGCGCCGCGGTGCTTGGCATGTGTGTGGATGGAAAAATTGTGCGAAAACGAACTCAGGCTCAAGGTCGAGCTGCGCAACATCAACCGCGCTCTTTCCGATCCGCGCGTCGACCTGACGATGACCGCATCGGAGGTAATCAAAGAGCTTCGGTCGGCGCTGAAAGTCATCCACACCTGGGCCAGCTTCCCGGAGTCGTTTGACTTTGAGCAGACCAAGAGGCTATGCATGTCGGCATTGGGGCGCGAGCAATGATCTGCACAAACACAGAAAACGTCACGGCTCGCAAGAGCCACAAATGCCATAGCTGCGGCGAAGCGATTGAAGCCGGCGAGCAATACAAGCGATGGGTGTGCTTTAACGCCGGGAGAGCAAGCACGGTCAAGATGCACCCGGAGTGCTACGAGGCGCATTGCGCAGCAGCAGACGGCGATACGTGGGAGTTCGATCAGTTCAACCATGACCGAGGGTCTGCAGAATGAAGCGCGCAGACTTTCAGGCCGACACTTCCGGCTTTTGGTGGGGAAAGGCTGAATCGATGCCGACCTCAAGGCTTGCCCATTTGTGGCGAGCTTCTCGTCCTGGCGGGCTCATGGGTTCGCTCTGTGGGCTGTCGAGCGGCTGGCGCACTGTGTCTGTCGCCGACCATCACACGCCGCGCTGCAAGCGGTGCGAGGCAAAGGCATGAGCCCACAAAACGAGTTGATTGCGATTCGGTGCAATGAATGCAAGCACCGAGGATGGCAAGAGGGCGACCGTGAATATTCCCCGCCTGGGTACGGAATCCACTACTGCGGGCTCGTGCCTGAGCCTGGCGGAGCGCTGTCAGAGGGTGAGGCGACCGGCGAATTAGATCCGCCACAAAGCTGCTCGCTGGTCGTCAGTCATGTGTAAGCAGGCGTCCTGATCGGCCCGCTCCATTGCGCGCCTCCATACATCTCGCGGTCATCAAGTGGGGCTCCTCCGCCTTCGCTTGTGAAAAGCCTGTCTGAGTCCTTGTACTTCCAGACAGATACCACGCGCGGCCTTCCGTACTTCAGGCACCAATAAAACCCAGGAACAGATGGGGCGTCGCTTGACCAACGTTTCTGATCCTTGCTCTGATCCTCACTCACCCTCATACCCCCTGCACCGCTGCAACACACTCACCAGCCCCGGCCGATGCCCGACCACAGCAGACACGACGCCACCCGGGCGAGCGACTGAGCAAACAGGGCCGCGCAATCGCTGGCACTGCGCGCAGGTTCGGCGATCGTCTTCGCCTGAATGGGTAGGTAGCTTCGTGGTCATTTCACAGCATCGCACCGCTTGCAGCGCGGAGTGTGATGGTCAGAAGCTACCGGAACCAAAAACGAACGCAGCCCACACGGCGACTTGAACAAGACGCCAAACGTCTGCCTCCATAGGTG